CGCCGTCGTCACGTTCCGCGGTCAGCCCGACGACGACCGGGTATTGGCCGCTGTGCGGCAGGTGCTCGGCGACGACACCGAGTCCGACGGCCGCATCATCATCACGGTGCAGCGGAAGCCAAGGCCGGTCGGCTACGGCCCAGGGACGGAACTCAAGCGGCTCCTCGGCCGCATCGGCATCAAGGCCGAGCCAGGCTGCAAGTGCACAGCCAGAGCGGAGGAGATGGACCGCCGCGGCTGCGACTGGTGCGCGGCCAACGTGCCGCTGATCGTCGGTTGGCTTCGCGAAGAGGCGACGAAACGCAGCCTGCCGTTCCTCGACGCCGCTGGTACGGTCATCGTCAGGCGAGCAATCAGCAACGCGAGGAGGCGGGGCGATGGCAAAGCGTAAGACGCCGCAGGACAAGAAGCCCGCGTTGCACAGCAGCATGGACGACGCCGAGTACGACGACGACGACGAGGGGCCGAACCCGGTCCCCGACGAGGATGGCAATGTGGTGTTGAGGCGAAGCACAGGCAAGAAGCCAACAACGAAGGAGCGTGCCAATGGCAGGCGACCCAATCACGGAACTCGCTAGGCGGCTGTGCACGACGCACCCTGAGGCCAACACTCGTTCGCTGGCGAGGCGGCTGGTGGCCGAGTCCAACAACGCGATCACGTTTGAGCAAGCCCGCAAACGGATCATGCGGCAGTTTGGTCGCAACGGCGTGCACGATCAACGGCATACCAAGGCAGTGGCACCTCGCCCGGCACGAACGAACGGCCACCTGTACTCAATGCCTCGGGCCATGACGGAGGCGTGGACGCCGCATGTGCTCAAGGTCACTGGCCCGGTCGGCATCCTGTCTGACGTGCATGTGCCGTATCACTCTGAGGTTGCCGTCGCTGCAGCCGTTGGCCATCTGAAGACGCAGCGTCTCGCCGCCTTGCTGCTCAACGGCGACATCGCCGACTTCTACGCCATCAGCCGGTACATGAAAGACCCCAAGCGGCGGGACTTCAAGGCCGAGCTTGAGGCGGTGCGTTCGTTCCTGCAATGGCTGCGGCACGAGTTCCCCGGCATACCGATCGTCCTGAAGTGCGGCAACCACGAGGAGAGGTGGCAGCACTGGCTGTTTCAGCATGCCGCCGAAATCAGCGACGATCCACGGATGAGCCTGACGGCCTGGCTGGACCTGAAGGAAAACGACATTGAGCTTGTCGAGGACCAGCGGCCGGTGATGCTCGGGAAGTTGCCAGTGCTCCACGGCCACGAACTGCCGAAGGGCATGGCGGCTCCGGTGAACGTGGCCCGAGGGGCGTTCCTACGAACACTCTCGACGTGTCTGGTTGGCCACTCCCACCGCACGAGCAATCACGCCGAGAGCAACATGTGGCACCACGAAACGGCGTGCTGGTCCACCGGCTGTCTTTGCGACTTGCGGCCCGAGTACAGCAAGTTCAACCGATGGAACCACGGCTTCGCCATGGTCACCGTTCACGACGGCGGTGCATTCGACGTGCAGAACTACCGCGTGATGCTGGACGGCACGGTCAGGTCGGCTTGACGCACGCCGCATGCTGTCAGTTTTCCAGACCTGAGGAGCAAACATGACGACGACACTGGAGCAGGCAAACGCCGCGTTGAAGGCGGCAGTGCACGAGCGGCTGGGAAACACGCCAGCCGATGACCCGAAGATGGTCGGGTACTCGCCGTTGACGGAACCTCGGCAGGTTGTCGCAAGTACCGAGGAAACGCAAAACGACGAGTCGGACGTGCCGTACATCGAGCACCTGCTGCAGCGGCAGCGGGGCGATTCCTTGCTCAGCGAGACCTACGCCGAGTGGGAGCCGGGATTCCAGACCGTCTCGCCGGCAGAGCAGACGCTGCGGGATGCGATCGCCACGATCCGCGACAGGCACGGCAAGTACGGGCCGCCTACGGAACACTTCCAGAGGACGGCGTCGCTGGTGAACGCGGCGTTCGGCACGACGTTCACCGCGGCCGACTGGGCTCTCGTCATGGTGCTCGACAAGATCGCCCGCCAGATGGGTCCAGCGGCGACCGACGACGCTGCCATTGACATCGCTGGCTACGCGGCCTGCCACCAGGAGTGCCGGCGTGCCTGATGCCCTGCCTGACGCCTACCTCGCCCAGTGTGAGCAGGACGCCCGTCGGTTCTCGGGTGCGTACACCGGCACCTCGGGCACGCTCGCGGCTCATGTCATGCGGCTGCTGGCCGAGGTCCGCCGGCTCAAGGTGGCAGCGGCGATGGCGGCCGAGCGTCCATGCCTGTGCCAGATTCGCGGAGACTGACCGGGCGGCGGGTTGAGTGCGGCGACGTGTCCTCCTCCACGTTGCCGCCTCCCCGCTTGCTCTGTCACGCTGGTCTATCACCGTCACCGTCTATGGCCAGCGGTGGCAGGCCAGAGGCGAGCCGCCGGATTAGGCCCCGACGGCCCGCCACAGCCGTGCAGGAGTCACGACTGCTGTTCTGGCTGCGCTACGAACGTGGAAGCCCCACAGCAAAAGCATGGCGGCTCAACGAATCGTTGTCGTAGGTGCCGTGCGGCGACGGCGATTCGGACAGCGGTACGTTGAATCGCCACGAAAGCACGTCAACGACAACCTGTTCGCATCCGGCATAGCCTTGAGAGAAGCCGCGACGGAAAGACTGCTCACACGCTTCCGCAATCTGCTGGCACACCTGTACGCGGTCTTCGTCGCTGAGCTTGTAGAGGGCACCAAACCGCCTCGCACGCTGCATGTCCATTCGCTGCTCCTTTGTTGAATCAAACCCCCGAACTGTAGCGGCGTTTGAGCGAACTGCAACCGTGTCAATCAAGGTCAAAACTTGTCAACGTGCCGCAACGTGCCGGGCGATGCCAGCCCGTGCCGTCCGTCCTACTCCTTGGCGTTCTTGCGTAGTTCCCGCTCCATCTGTTTGACGCCCTGCTTGACCTCATACGTGACGTACGCCTTGGCGATTGCCAGAGCGATGAGCGTGCCAGCGGCCACACCTACGACGGTGCGGCCGAGGTCTACAAAGAACTCCATGCCGGCATCCCTACGCGGCGGCTGGTAACGGCACTGGCTGCGGGTTGGCTCAAAATTCACGGGAACCCTCCTTTCAGGGAATGAAACGGTACTCTGGCGGTGCGGTGGCTGACAACTGAACCTCGGTCACGCTGCCGGTCTATCCCCGTCCTGCGGCGGGCCTTCGAGGTCCAGCGGCGGCAGGTAGTCGAGGGCCGACTGCTGCCCGGTGATCGCCACGTCTAGGTAGTGGTCCTTCGTCGTCTTCGGATTGGCGTGCCCCAGGTGGTCGGTGGCATCGCCGCCCCCGGCCTTGACGTAGGAGCCGCTCGCCTTGCGGATGGCGTGAAACCCGCGGGCCTTCACGCCTGCCCGCCGGCAGAGCATTCGCAGCGACTGGAACAGGCTGTTTGCCACGCGGTGCTCCGTCCACGGCCAGACGAGATCGGAATCCGTCCGGCGGTGGAGACGCAGCTGCCGGGCAAGGTCCGGGTGGATCGCCCGCTGGATCGTCTCGATGCCGCCCTTGCGGGTTTCCCCAAGGAACGTGATCCGGCAGGCGTCGAGATCCACCTCGGACCAGCGGAGCCGCATGTGGCTGCCGATCCGCTCGCCCGTGTACCAGAGCGACTGAACCAGCGTTGCCCAGAACCATGGTGCTGGGATGCCGCCAATTGAGCCCTGACAGGCCCGGGCCGCTCGGACGAGCGATGACACCTCGGCGACCGTGTAGCCCCGTGGCGGCCGCGTAGGCACCTTCAGACGTGGCAGGTCTGGGAACTCGGCCGCGATCCGCTTGCGGGCGGCGAAGTTCCACAGGGCACTCAAGTGGGCCTTGTCCTTGGCGACCGACGCCGGCGAACAGATGCGGCCACGGTGCGGCGTGACCGCCCGCCACCGCAGAAACTTGGCAATGACGAGATCATCGAAGTCGGTCGTTACCGGCTCGCGGCCGAGGAAATCCTGCAGCCGGTCGATGGAATGCCCGAACAGAATCACGCTCCTCTGCGACAGGTTGTGAAGCGGTGCATACCGCTCGGTCAGTAGGTCTCGGATCGTCATCGCCAGTCCTCCCGGTGTGGTTGCTGGCACTAGTGTACAAACCTTTAGTGGACAGCAAAAGCATTCCCATGCCCTCCGCTGCTACTTTTGGCCAGCACCGTGATTTTCGCCGGTTGTAGGACTGCAGGTTTCGGCACTGTGCCGGGCCTGCGGGTTCTGCGGTTTGGGCGGATTGGACAGTTTGACTAACTACCGATCCAACGTAGTATTGGGGCATGGTCACGATGGCATACAACATCGACGGCATCGAGTACCTCACCGTCCCCGAGGCGGTCGAGTTCATGGGCTGCACCGACGGCTGGGTGCGGATCCTGTGCCGTGAGGGGAAGCTGGCCAGCCGGATGCTCGGCAAGCGGCTGCGGCTGGTCGAGAAGCGGTCGGCCGCCCACGTCAGGGACACCCTGACCACCAGGGCCGTGGGCAAAAAGCACCTCGCCAAGCGGCCGGCGGCCGCCCGCAAGAAGGTGTCCAAGCGGAAGCCACGCCGGAAGTAGCGTTTCCCCGGCGAAAACGGCCACAAAAAATCTTTTTCTGGCCCCCTTGCAACCTAACTACCGATAGTCTACAGTAGCCACGTCGGGCACATGAGACCTGACGCAACGCAAACCGGGAGACGAAACTATGGACGCCGCCAAGATCGCCGAAATCAGCCGCCGGATTCTTGCGAAGAAGGATGAAGGCATGGCCATCAAGGAAGCCTTCGCCGCAGTGCTCGGCCAGGACAAGCTCGATCTGCTGATCGACTCGCTGTACCACGAACTGCGGAAGAAGGACGCCACCTGACAGCCCAACGCCCGCCGGCAACAGGGCCGGCGGGCAACACGACACAAGGTGGGGCCACCCGGCCTGCCGACAGCTGCGAAACGGGTGGCGACCGCACACTAGACTGACTGACCACAACCCGCCCCGCGAGGGGCACAACTAGGAGACGACGATGAACGCCGAGACACTGACCCGCAAGCAGATCGAAGCCCTGCAGACTGAGGCCGGCTCTGCCGCGGACAACGCAATGGTCGACATCTGCGAGCGTGCACTCGACGGATGCCCGATCGCCCTCGAGGCGGTTCGCAAGGCCATCGATGACGCGGCGGCGATGGACGACGAGACGCTGGTGCGGATGACCGACCCGTACTTCATCGCCCGCGTCCGCGAGGACGGCTCGTGGGACGTGATCCGCGAGATCGCCGCCAAGGACGACGACGAGGCCAACGCGATCGCGGAGCGCGAGTGCGAGGGCGATGACTGGTACGTGCTGACGCGCCGCGGCGGCAAGCTGATCAACATCAACGGCGGCGTGGACGGCTGACACCCCGCGGCACCGCCGCACCATTACGGCCAAGGAGGGCCATGACCATGCACCGGATTTCAAACCTCATGCCCGCACTCGTCCTCGTCCGCATCGGCCAGGAACTCGGCACCAACTCGCCAGCGGCCCGCGCCGTGCACGACCTGCTCGAACTGCTGGCCAGCGTGGCCGGCGTTGTTTCACGTTGACCGAGATACCGCTAGACCACAGTCCCGCTATACAAAACCATTAGTCCCACAAACGCTGTTTTCCCCGTGCGCCACGCACCAAAATCTGAGTTGACACCTAACTGTTCGGACGTACACTGCCCCGCCACACGAAGGAGAGCCCCCACCATGAACGACCCGCACCACAACGAGTACCTGGCCGCCGTCGCCGCGATGCCCGAGCACACGGTTTCGGGCGGCACCACGCGGCTCATCGACGGCCAGTTGGTCAC